TTCAATGAGCACAAACTCAGCCTCTACTTCCAACAATGGCGGTACTGGCAATAAGCAGCTTCGTGGCAGCTTAGTTACTTTGCAGAATGATATAGATCTTGCAGATGCTATATTACAAAACGGTGGTACTGCGTTAGCGGCAAATGATATTATTGAAGCTATCGCTGTTCCTGCTAACACTTTGATCCTACATGCAGGTTTTGAAGTTGTAACTGCAATGGCAGGTACTACTACAGACTCTTCAATCCATGTCGGTATCACAGGAACAGACGTAGACATTTTTGCTACGGCATTTGACCTAGACGGTGCATCCGTAGGAGATCACACTCCTGCTATTACATCTTCAGGTGTATGTTCTAACCTACCATCGTTTACTGCAGCAGCAGACACTATTGACGTAGAGATTCATGCGTCAGGTGGAACTATCACTGGTGGTATCATACGTGTGTACGCTGTTTGTGTAATGATGGATGACATATCACAGTCAACATCTGCTAATGAAGTAGATCGTGATCTACTAGCATAATACTTTGGGGGCTGGGCGACTGGCCCCCTTATCACATATTAGGAAGTACTTATGGCAGAAACATTTCTTACACTGACAAACAAAACACTAGTTAGGATGAACGAGGTAGAACTCACATCTTCTAACTTTGCAAGTCCAAGAGGCGTACAAACACAGTGTCAAAATGCTGTCAATGAATCCATAAGATATATTAATCAAAGAGAGTTTGCTTATCCTTTTAACCACGCATCAAACTCTTCTACACTTACACCTGGTGTTGCTAAGTACACTATACCAACAAGTACAAAGTACATAGATTACAACACAGCAAGAATAAAAAAAGATGAAGATCTAACTTCAGCAGGTAATAGTCTGACTAAATTAAACTATAATGAGTACATATCAAGAGACTATGCTGTACAAGAAGACGATGTTACATCTACAACTGTCAATGCAACAGATGGATTGTCAGCAGCAGTTACTACAATAACAGTTGCATCTACCACAGGCTTTGATTCTACAGGCACTTTATTTATAGGTGGCGAACAAATAACATACACAGGTATATCAGGTAACGATTTTACAGGATGTACTAGAGGTGCAAACAGCACCACAGCAGCAGCTATATCAAATAGCACAACGGTAACACAGTTTACAAAAGGTGGTGTGCCTAGATTTATAGTGCGTACTCCTGATAACAACTATATACTATATCCTTTTCCAGATAAACAATATACATTAATATTTGATTACTTTACATTTCCTTCAGACTTATCTGCAGCAACAGACACAACTACAATACCTGACAGATTTGCGAGTGTTGTAATAGACGGTGCAGTAGCTTATGTGTATCAGTATCGTGGAGAGATACAACAGTATCAAGTAAACTTTGATAGATTTCAACAGGGCATAAAAAATATGCAAACCCTTGTAATAAACAAGTATGATTATGTAAGATCAACATTAATGGGTGGTGCTACCACAACTTACAATCCAGTACTAAGAGTATCTTAATATGCCAGATACATCAACAATACAGCCAGCAGCATTTAACTGCGAGGGTGGACTAGTTTTAAACAGGTCCACCTTTCTTATGCAACCTGGAGAGGCATTAGTTTTACAAAACTTTGAGCCTGATGTTGAAGGTGGATACAGGCGTATAAGTGGTTTTCGCAAGTTCATTAATCATATAGTACCTCAAACCAACACCTCTAGTGAAAAGATTTTAATGTCTGCTATATTTGCGGATAGGGTAGTTGCTGCAAGAGGTGAAAAAATATTTACAGCAGGTTCAACGGAGCTTTCCTTAAAGATAGCTTCTGGAACTGCGATGACAGGCTCTGGAACTATTTCAGTAGAATCAACAACAGGTTTTTCATCTAGTGGTACACTTCAAATAAACAGTGAAATATTCACGTACACAGGAATAACAACTGGAACCTTTACAGGTGTAACTAGAGCAACATCAAGTACAACTGCAGCAGATCACGCAAAAACAGATACAGTATCTGAAAGTTGGACTGAAAGAGATACAGGCAGAACTAGCGCAGGTAAGTACGCTTTTGAAAGATTTAACTTTGACGGCACTGACAAATTAATTTGTGTTGATGGTACTAACGCTCCTGTAGTATTTAACTCATCAATGTCAGCCACAGACGTTAGTGAAAGTTCAGTATCGGGTTCTAAATTTGTTACTGCTTTTAGAAACCATATGTTTTACGCAGGTAAGTCTACTACACCGCAAACATTAGTTTTTAGCGAACCTTTTGATGAAGACGATTTTGATGCAGCAGATGGCGCTGGAAGTATCAAGGTAGATGATACAATTGTAGGATTAAAAGTATTTCGTGACAATTTATTTATATTTTGCGAGAACAGAATATTTAAACTTACAGGCAGTGGTCTAAGTTCTTTTGCAGTTGAGCCTGTAACCAGAAATATCGGATGTGTTAACGGCAACACGATTCAAGAATTTGCAGGTGATCTAATCTTTCTTGGTCCTGATGGTTTAAGGACTGTTGCTGGTACTGCTAGGATTGGTGACGTTGAGCTAGGAACAATATCTAAAAAAGTACAGTCTTTGTTTGATGATCAAATATCAGATGCATCTCTTTTTGAAAGTGTTGTTTTACCAGATAAAACACAGTACAGATTATTTTTTAGTAAAGATGGACGTGTACAAAAAAGAACAAAAGGTATAATATGTGTTATGAAGGGCGATGGCTTTGAGTTTGCTGAAACTTTAGGTATAAAACCCTCTACCACAGATACATTTGTAGACGAGGGTGATGTACAAGTTATTCACGGTACTTTTGATGGTTTTATTATGAGACAAGAAAAAGGGGATAACTTTGATGGTACTGCAATACAAGGAAGATACAGAAGTCCTGATTTAAACTTCGGAGATGTCGGGATTAGAAAGTTGATGCACAGAGTTATACTAAACTATGCACCAGAGGGTGCTTTAAGTGCTGACTTACTTTTACGTTATGACAATGAGTCAACAGGTGCGGCAAGACCTGCACCTTACAGTTTAAGCACAGCTTCAGTAGGAGCACAGTATGGTGTATCTACATATACTACTGCGTCATCTACAACACAGTTTGTCTATGGGGGTGGTTCGCAGCCTCTAGTAAGACAGCCTGTAGAAGGTTCAGGTTTTACTGTTGCATTAAGAGTGGATGACAATGGAGAGTCTCCTCCATATTCACTAAAGGGATTTCAATTAGAATATCAGTTAGGAGCTAGACGTTAATGGGCGCTACATATACAAGACAGTCTACATACGCAGAGGGTGATGTAATACAAGCATCAGACACTAATGATGAGTTTGATCAGCTTCTCGCAGCCTTTGCAGCTAGTACAGGACACACACACGATGGTACAACAGGAGAAGGCGGTCCTATTAGTACGATGGCAGGACATAGTTTAACCTTTGGTGCTGGTACTGCAGGAACAGATATCACACTTACCTTTGATGGCGAATCTAATGACGGTGTGTTAAAATGGATGGAAGACGAGGACTACTTTGAGTTTTCTGATGATATACTTGTTGCTTCGACAGAAAAGTTACAGTTTCGTGATACTGCTATTTATATTAATTCTAGTGCTGATGGTCAGCTTGATCTTGTTGCTGACACTGAAATACAAATTGCAGCTACCACTATTGACATCAATGGTGCTGCAGATATATCAGGTAACTTAGCAGTAGGCGGTAATCTTACTGTGGCAGGTAATGCTACGGTAACAGGTACTACTACATTTAATGGTGGTACACTAACACTAGGTGACTCAGCTTCTGATAATGTTGTGTTTGGTGCTGATGTTGATTCAAGTATTATACCTGATGACGATGATACGTATGACTTAGGGTCTTCTAGCCAACAGTGGCGTAATATATTTATTGATGGCACAGCAGAAATAGATACCCTTTCTCTTGATGGTACTGCTGTTACATCTACTGCAGCAGAACTAAACATACTGGATGGTGTTACATCTACTGCAGCAGAGCTTAATATTGTGGATGGTAATACTTCAGCTACCTCTACTACTGTAGCTGATGCTGATCGTGTCGTACTAAATGACAATGGCACAATGGTACAAGTTGCTGTCACAGACCTTGCTGCATATTTTGACGATGAAATAACTGCAATGCCTAACCTAGTTACTACTGCAGCTACAACAGTAGGAGCACTTAACTCAGGAAGTATTACATCAGGTTTTGGTACTATTGATACTGGCTCTAGTACTATTACAACTACAGGACTAATTACAGGCGGCTCTCTTGATATAGATGATGTAGTAATAAATGGTTCTACTATAGGGCATACAGATGATACTGATCTTATAACTGTCGCTAATGGTATTGCCACAGTTGCAGGTGAGCTATCCGTAACTACGCTTGATATAGGTGGTACTAATGTAACAGCAACTGCTACGGAACTAAACTTACTAGATGGTGTAACTTCTACCACTGCTGAACTCAATATTCTTGATGGAGTGACTTCAACTGCAGCAGAGTTAAATACATTAGATGGCATAACAGCAGTTGTTGGAGAACTCAACGCTCTTGATTTAGGTAGTACTGCTGTAGGTACAGCCATTGCATCTAAAGCAGTCGTGCTAGATTCTAACAAAGACTACACTGGCATAAGAAACCTTACACTTACAGGTGATCTTACTATTGGTGGTGATGATCTTACTATGGCTACTAATACTGCAGGGCATATCCTTGTGGCAGATGGTACAAACTTTAATCCTATTGCTGTAACTGACTTAACAGAAATCTCTACAGCGGCTGACGGTGATGTACTTTTAGCGGTAGATGCATCTGGTGGTGGTCTTAAAAAGATTACACGTAGCACTATTATTGCAGGTACTGGTTCAAGTGGAGACTTAGCTAACGTAGTAGAAGATACAAGTCCACAGCTAGGCGGTAATTTGGATGTTCAAACAAATAGCATTGTATCAACCTCAAATAGAGATATATCCATAACTCCAAACGGTTCGGGTAAAGTTGTTCTAGATGGTAATGTAGGAATAGAGTCAGGATTAATTGACCTGAAGAACTCAGGGGCAGTATCAAAAATTAAATTCTACTGTGAGTCTAGTAACGCTCATGCACAGACATTACAAGGAGCACCTCACTCTGAATCTGCTTCAAATACCTTAACACTCCCAAGCACAGGCGGTGATGTAAACTTAGTTTCAACTGCTTCAACAGCAACACTTACAAATAAAACATTTGGTGACAATGTAAGCTTTGGTGATAACAACATTACCAACGTTGGTGACATTGCATTAGACTCTATTAGTGCTGACGGTACGGATATTAACGTAGCTGTTACGGACAACTCAGCCACTGCCTTTACAATTAAACAAGGATCAGATGCTTACTTTGTAGTTGATACAGGTAACAGCAGTGAGTCTGTATCTATTGGCACAGGTGTGTCAGGCACAGCCATTACATTAGGACACAGCACCTCAGAGGTTACAGTCGCAGATAATCTTACAGTTACAGGTGACTTGACTGTATCAGGCACAACCACAACAGTAAACTCTACGACTGTAAATCTTAATGATCACAACATTGTTCTTGATAGTGGCAACAGTACATCTGCAGTAATCAACGGTGCAGGTATTACAATAGAGGGCGGTAGTGGTGACGATGCTACATTTACTTATAATACTACAGGTCCAAAGTTTGAATTAAAACTAGGGTCTAGCCATGAAGACTTACAAGTTGCCCAGCTTATTGCAACTTCTTTAGATATTTCTGGTGATGTGGATGTGGACGGTACTTTAGAAACAGATGCATTATCTATAAATGGCACAGCAGTTACTGCTAGTGCTGCAGATATTAATCTAATAGACGGTATTACAAATGGAACTGTAATAGCTAGTAAGGCTATTATAACTGATTCTAACAAAGATATATCAGGCGGTAGAAACATTACAATCTCAGGTGAGCTTGACGCAGCTACATTAGATATATCAGGTAATGCAGACATTGACGGTACACTAGAAGCAGACGCTATCACAGTAAATGGAACTGCTCTTAATACAGTTATAGCAGGTGTTACTGTAGCTAATGCAACAACTGCAGCAGTAGCAACAACAGTTACAATTACAGATAACGAAAGCACCAATGAAGATAATGCAGTTATATTTACTGCAGGTGGTGATGTAGATGGTGGAAACATAGGTTTGGAGAGCGATGGCAATTTAACCTACAATCCAAGCACAGGAAGGTTGACAGCAACTCAACTATCTGGTACATTACAAACAGCAGCACAGACAAACATTACATCAGTGGGTGCACTAAATGGTGGTTCTATTACATCTGGCTTTGGTACTATCAACACTGGCTCTAGTGCAATTACTACAACAGGTCTTATATCAGGTGGGTCATTAGACATTGATAATGTTTTAATTAATGGTTCAACAATAGGTCATACAGATGACACGGATCTTATTACTGTTGCAGATGGTTTAGTTACTGTTGCAGGTGAAGTATCTCTTACAACACTAGACATAGGTGGTACAAATGTAACATCCACTGCTGCAGAACTAAATATCTTGGATGGAGTAACATCTACGGCTGCAGAACTAAATATCTTGGATGGTGTTACAGCAACAGCATCAGAACTAAACTTACTAGATGGTGGCACTTCTGTTGGTAGTTCAATAACACTAGCAGATGCTGATGGTTTTGTTGTTAATGATAATGGAACAATGAAAACTATTCCTGCCTCAGATGTAAAGACATACGCTGCAGGTAGTGCTGCCACTAAAGGATTTGCTATCGCTATGGCAATTGTATTTGGGTAATAAAGGAAAAGGTAAATGACCGTAATAAATCTAATTAACGTATCAACTATTACACCTACGACAGTAGCAGGTGCAATAACAACAAGTAGGGCATCTATTGTTGATGTAGCCGCTGATAAGTGTGCTAAAATAAACTCACTTATTATTGCTAACA